TCACGCAACCCAAGAGACTTGTTAAAAACCTTCACCCGGAATGCCTGCTTATGCTCCGGGGATGGCTGTGCTGGCACCTTGTCGCCAACCTTAACCATTTGGAAATCGGGGGCGCCGCTGGCAAAAGACAACCAGCCAACATCAATATCGCCCAAATCCATGACCAGTTTGATTGGCAACTTCAACTCATCGTAATCACGGCTCCATGTGCCGTCCCCATTGGGTGAACGATTTTCAACCAAGAACTCTCCAGCCTTAGCATCAAACTTGATGATCGAAAGAATATCACCCTTATTCTTGGTCTCCGTATTTAGCCCTAACGACATTTTCATTCACTCCTTCATTGCGCCAACGCACCATGCGTCAGCTTTTATCGGCACTATGCCGATTCTGCTGCGAGAGCCATCAACTCCCGCGAAACCATGCAATAGACAGCGAACGTCACATCCGCAGCCTCGCTCCACTCATACTTGCTATCTCCGCCGCCCAATGCCACAAACGCCTGCACCGGGATGCGACAAACAATCGGACGCCTGTCAAATTTATAAATCAAACTCGGCAACAGCCCCGCCGCGCTCGCCGCGACACAAGCCTGCTCCCACCAATCATCACGCGCCAAATATCCATCAGCGTATCGCTTGCACTCAATCGAAAACGGGAAACCTCCGTCACACGGGATCAGATCGCCCAACCCAGATTGGCGATACTGCTCAATGTCACGCTTGAATTTTATGCCAAGCTCATCAAACAAAAGCCCGGCAACCTCGCGCTCAAATGACGCACCCTTGGCGCGCCCACCGCCTGGGCGCATTACGAAATCTCCCGAGCCGCCGTAATCATGCGATCAACATCAGCTTCCGTCCGGTGTCCACGGCGGCGCAATTCATCCTCCAAAATCTCGTCAGCCAAAGACGCCAGTGAACGATGCGCCGAGGTTCGCAACTCGGCCCGCAACATATCAAACGTCGATTCCCGCAGCCTTAGCAATGTGGGACGCATCTCAATCTCCTCTAACCAAAAACATCAAAGTCGGCAGCGGCGGTGTGCTGCTTAAACATGGGACGCCCATTCGGATTGCGCGTCAGTGTTCGATGCTCGCCGCCGCCAAGCATCAAATACCCATAAGCATCGCCAACGTGCGAATGCTCATTCTTGTTAGGCATATCCCTAAACCTCTCCTGGCCGCCACCCATGGCGACACGCTTGAAGTGATATCCACCAGCCAGAGACTTACGGACGCGGTTGCAATCCTTCGACACAAGCAACCCAGGCCGACCATCAATCAATCTATTCATCGGCATGGCGCCAGCCTCACGGCGCACCTTGAAATCGTTTGTCGCCGTCGGCTGCGCCCGTAGCCCAAGCGTCCGCAAATGGTCAAAAGAAGTAACTTCAAAAATTTCATCGCGCTTGCCGCCCGCCGGGTCGCCCCAAAGGAAAAGCTCAGACTTTGGAAACTTGGATTGCACGTCCGATATCAAGTGATGCGCGAAACGCTCAAGCCCCATATCAAACGCAACAAGCTCATGGATCACATGCCAGCGGCCATTCGGCATCTTCTGGCCGAACACCGCAGCCGGCGTCAAACCAAAGTCCAACCCGATATGCAATGGATAGCCCGGTTCATACTCGACATCCGCCGCCATCAAACTATCCGTATATTCTGGCCAGACCGGCTTGCCGTCCTGCACATACACATACTGCGCGCCCGCGTAACACTGTATCCAATCGAGCGTCTTGCCAGCCAATTGCTGCTCATAATAACCAACCGGCAAGTTATTCACGTTCTCGGCGCGCGGGTTCATAATCCAATAGTGACCAGCGGCGAAGATCGCTTCCTCATGCTCCTTTGTCGCCTCCTTGACGCCGCCGGGCTGCTTGTAAAACCTCCAGGGATAACGCCCCCGAACCGGGTTCTTCTCAGCCAGATTGCACCACCAATGGTCCGAATCCATTGGGTTGGTGGACATCCAAACGCCACGCCACGGACAACCGCCATGCTTCTTCGTCGGATACCGGCCAACACGCGAGGTCAACCCATCCACAACCGCCTTCGGCAGTTCCCGCGCCTCATCAATAAAACCACCCGTCAACTCCAACGAAAGCAACTTACGCACATCGCGCGGCTGATCCAGCGCAAGGAAAATCACCTCGCAATCAAGCCCCGGAACACCATCGCGTGGTGGCAACTTGATATGATGCGTGATCGGCGGCGACCAACGCATGTCACCCCAGACCGACTCAGGGAAAATCTCCTGCCACGTCTTGATCGTCGTCGTCCGCAACTCAGGATAACTGTTACGGATAACAGCGAACCGGGTGTAGCGTATATTGTTCTCCGGCGATGGCGGTTGCTTCACGGCGCGCAACATCACTTCCGCCAAGCTGGCATACGTCTTCCCAGAACCAACCGGCCCCATCAGCCCGCGCACAAAACTGTCGTCGTTCAGAAACTTCCAGACGGTCGGGCTTTCGCTGAAATCAAGGTTCAACCCAGTCAACGCCTCATTCCCGCCGCTTCTACGGCGGCGAGGCGAGCGATCCGTAGCGCGATTACTCCTCGCCATCGACAATATCCTTCACCTCATAAGTCGTCGTCTTCGGCCCCGTCACATTAATCCCAATCATGCTGGGACGGCGCTCATCCCCATTCGGCTCAAGCAAGCCACGGTGCTTGGCCAGAAGCCTCAACGCACTCAGCTTGTCGTGCATCTCAACCTCAATATTATTGCCATACTCACTGGGCGTGACCTTAACCTTCTTGATCGAGCGCCGCGCACGGTCAGACAACTGGTCAGATGCGCGCAACTGAACACGCCCTAAATCATCCCAACTCAAAATATCAGTAATCTCGCCAGAGGCTATCGCCTCCAACTCCTGCACAACCGCCTCGCGCCGGTCCTCATTCTGCGAGGCCAAAGCAGCGCGAGCCTGCCGAACCGTTAATGTATTATTAACCTTCTCGGTCATTAACAACCTCAAAGCCACAAGCCGCGTAGCCGGCTATATCAATCCAAGAGTCCAAATGCCCGTCATCTTCACACAGGCGCGCCAGCTTCAGCGCCACCATCATTAGCGCCACATCCGTAGACGATACCTCCATACCCAGAATGCCCGTCCACAAAACAGCAATGCGCTCAAAATTACGGGCCGGAGTGCCATAGTTCTTTCCGCGCGCGGCAACAGTATCGGCGGCCCGCTGTAACAATTGGTAACGAGATGTCACCGTTGCGTCCTCATTAATCCGCTCAACAGTCATTTTTACTCCTATACTCCTTAAAATGGTATTTCATCGTTAAGTTCTTCAGAAAGCGGTTTCGGGCCAATGTTCTTAATCATGGCGCCGGGGAACGCCTCCTTAACCTTCCCAACCAGGCCGGAAAGGCTATCGCGGCACAAAAGCGCGGCCACCTCCGGCATGGCAAAAATAACACAGTCAGGGCGCTCCTTCGCAGCCAAATGCGCGGTGGGGAAGTCTGGCGCCACAATAACCACACGGCCATCCTCCGCCTGGCACTCGAACCACTTGGCCGTTAGCTCCTTATGGCCACGCTCCAAAGCCTCACTCTCTAGTGCCGCAAAAGCGCGCATCATGGTAGAGGCCTGCTTCCTAACGGCGTCAGCGTCACCAGCGCGGATCGCCGCATCCAAGCGCTCCTCCTGCGTGATATATTTCAAGTATGTGTCTTGCGACACAAGATAGGGCAAGCGGTCTATGCCCCATCGGCGTTCGTAGTCCGACACAAGGGCGTCAAGCTCCACAATAGACGCCTCGATCTTTTTTAGGCTCAAATCAGAGGGGGTAAAAAATTCACGGTTTATCCCCCTTAGAGGCTTCTTAATTTTAGCTGCCATTTCCCCTCCTTGGGCGCTTCGCTGCCGCTGCCGCTGCCCCCCCTAAGGGGGGGGCAGCGCTGGCAGCGGACGCTCCGATTTGTGCCTTTCGGCTGCCAGTGCGCTGCCAGCGCTGCCAATCGTATGTGTAACCCATTGATTTTGCTACATACCCAATTGGCAGCGGACTGGCAGCGCTGGCAGCGGGTGGGAAAGTTGCGCTGCCAATGCGCTGCCAGCACTGGCAGCGGCTGGCAGCGTGGGAAAAAATGGAAAAAATGGGAAAATTTTGAGAGGCACCCCCATCGACAACGGCAGGGGCGGGGGAGGGGGCAAGCCGGGTCGCCGCGCCGCCCACTTTTGCCGGGATCGGCAGGCCGTACATATTCAAACCAACGTATGTCGATGTGTACATCATATGAGCCGCGCCACGTCGGCCAGGCTTGGCACCCCGGCCCGGCGCGCCAGCGCTGCATCGCAAGCCGCCACGGTCGCGGCCTGCACCTGCTCCACCGTCGCGCCACGCTCGGCCAGCTTGCGAGCGTGGTTTATCTCATTATCGGTGCGGCGGACCTGGCCGGTGCGCATTTGCACGGCCCGGCAATAGGCGTTGGCGAGAGTGTGCGAGAGCGACGCCAAAGCGCTTCCATCCCCGGACCCCACGTCTTTTATTATATCGTTTTCATCGCTGGCGAGTTGCAACCGCTTCGCCGCGCTTATATCTTCCCACGTCGGCAGCGGTTCATCGCCCACCCACAACACTTGGTAGCGGTTGCTTTTCCAGCCGCTTGCGGTCTCTTGATAATCCTTTGCCCGCAATTGCCGGACGTACCCAGTTTTTTTCAACCGCTGGATCGCGTCGAAAATCGACTTGTTAGTTGCATGCCCGCTGATCGACGCGATGGTTTCCATCGCCGGCCAACATACGCCGACGCGGTTCACGAAAGCGCAAAGCGCGCCCAGCACCCGCCGGTCGGCGTCTTTTAGCCGCTTATCCGCAAACGCGCGGCTCGGCACAATTGACCACGGCCATTTTCCAATGTCGCTTAAATCCTCCGCCATGCCCTCGCCCCTCTTGATATCGCCCCGATATCGCCCCGATATCGGACCGATAAAATAATTGTTGACCGCGCCCGTCACAATGCACTATTCAGTGCACTAGACGCCACAACGGCGCATATCAGGAAAGGACAAGCCAATGACTGCCACGACACACAATGGTTTAATCAGACGAAAGGAAACCGACACAATGCGACACATTCTAAACGGCGCGCTTTCAATGGTAGCAATCGCGGCATTCGGTTATGTCATGTTTGCATTCACTATCCCCGCAATCGACACATTCGAACGCGAAAACGGTTTTCCGTTCGGTCAAATGTGCCAAGCTTACAATTCTTGTAAATAAGGAAACCTGAAAAATGACAGATCAAAAATACAACGGCTGGACTAATTACGAGACCTGGCGCGTAAACCTCGAAATCTTCGACGGCTACGATCCCGACGGTGGCTTTGTCGGCCCGGACGAGCTTCAAGATTACGCCGAAGATATCATCGAGAGCCAGGCGGAAGCGCACTCTTTAGCGTTTGATTACGCGATGGCGTTTCTTGCCGCCGTTAATTGGTGCGAGATCGCGCGCAACATCAACGAAACTCACAATTTGGAGGAAGTAGCGTGAACAAGCATATCGTGGAATATACCGACACGTTCGGCGGGCAAGCCAATTATTCGTGGGCGCGCCGCGAGACCATCACCATGCCGGAGCTAACGCACTATGGCTTTGATGGCGGGCACGGATATGTCCAAGCGAACAAAGCCTATGACCGCGAATTGATGCGCCGCGCTAAAGCCGCCGTCGGCTTAACGGGCGTTCGCGGCCAGCGTTGCGAGCTTCCGGATTGCCTTGAATTCCGCCCGCACCACTCAAACACGGTTCTTTTTGTTTACCCTTGCGACGACGCGGCCTGACCATCCGCGCCTTGCCCCGTGCCGCGTATGGCACGGGGTAATGGCGGGCGGTCTGCCCGAAACAGGAAAGGGATCGCAACATGCATATTTCACTTACGCTTAAGAGCAGGAACGCCAAGACTGGGGCTATTCCGGTTTCCACAACAAGCGCGGAGACCTGCCCGGCGGCGTGTCCGCTAAGGAATAACGGTTGTTACGCGGAGGGATATCCGCTCAAGGGCCGTTGGGACGAAGTAACGCGCGGCGAGCGTGGCGGGAAATTATCCGACTTTGTTGCGCGGATCGCCGCACTACCGGCTGGGACATTCTGGCGCCATAACCAAGCCGGTGATTTGCCCGGCGACGGTGAAACCGTTGATCGCGGCGGCTTGCTGGCCATTGTCGGCGCCAACAAAGGCCGGCGCGGCTTTACATACACGCACTATGACGTTCTGGAAAACAAAACCAACCGCGCCGCCATTGCTACCGCGAACGCGCAAGGTTTCACTGTCAATTTGTCGGGCAACAATTTGGAACACGCGGACAAATTGGCGGCGCTTAGCATCGCGCCGGTCACGACCGTGCTGCCGCACGATTTTGACGCACGG